TGCAAAAACTGGCTGGCGAGTCTGATCGCGTCAAGCCAGGCAAGGTATGGGACTTTGCCAAAAAGGAAGAGATTGAGGTCGAGGGCTTCTACCTCAATGGCAAGGGCCAGACCGGTCAATACGGCGACTTTGGCTCGATCAACCTGCAGCAAATCCAAAGCAACAACACTGTTGATTTCTGATTAGCTCAAGGGCACGGCTTACTACCGTGCCTATCCTTTTGAGATGAAGCCAACGATCAAGCAAGTAGAAAAAGATGGAGAGCTTGTTTGGCAAATCGAGGCGGTTGGCCTCACAAAATTTCATGCGCAAAAATGGCAAGCAGAATGGCTTTACAACTACCTGACAAGCCTCTATAACTGCGACGAGACCAACCCTCAGCATTTGAGTCATGGCCCCAGTGAACATGAACTGGACGACCCGTCCTCAAGATCAAATTGACGCGGCCAAAGCAAAAGTCCGGGACACGTTGCACGAATCCAACCCAAAACTGACTGCACTAGAAAAAGCTTTCAGGGCTTCTGCGTTGCGTCAAAAAAGACGGCCTCAAGCAAAGCAATGTGACCAACGGCCTGTTTGAGAAGCTTGCTTTGGTGCGCTTGTGTACGCATCAGCGACACGCATAACTGAGACAAAACATCAACATTGTCAGAGTCTTCAATAAATCGAATATTGCGCTCTAGCCTCAATTCTTCCTCAAGGCTCTGTTCGACCACCATCCAATCAAAAGTGTTTGAGGGCTTGCTTTTCGGAGGCATAGGGCTCTTTACTTCTGAACTCTATATAATCGTGCGCTGCAGGAATAAGCCACTCATTTATTTTTAAACAAGCTTCGATATTGACGGGTTGAACACAGTTCATAAAGACTGTGGTCCAGAAGGCAGTTATATACGACAAATTCACAAATCGTCTACCAAGATTACCCAGCCTGTACCAGGGCCATCTACCTGCCAACGCGGCCTGAACTCTGATTGCCTTACCTGTACTTGCTCACCTGCACCGTTTGAATGTCCACCCCTAACTAGATCGAGTTTTCCCTTTGGATCGTTGATAACAAAGCCAGGGTCGCTGCTGTGTTTGCCTGTGTAGCCCGTCACAACCACCCAATGACCGCACCCATTTCCGTTGCACATTGGTGACTCACCACGTAACAGGTCGCCCCGGTGCATAATCCCTGCCAGAACCACTCTGCCCATTTCGATTTCCATCTCGATCATTTCTTCGTCACCATCAGTCCGAAACTCAGCGTTCAACCCCAAGCTCTCAAGCGTTTTTATTTGTGCCTCAACAGAGGTTGAATCTCCGAATTTGTCCCGAATTTTGTTGTACTCATTATCTGTTTTGACTCGCGAAAAATGCGCTGCAACCATTGCCGCTGCGCTTGAAAAACATTCGCGATAGCCCTCTCTGCCGTTGTCGAGCTGGCTGAAGTAAGGGATGTAGACCTGCTGATCAATGCCTGATGCTTTCCACGCATCAACCCAAGCGGCATCTTCATCAAGTAGCTCTTGAGGCAAGGATTCTTCAAGCTCCTTAATAGCGGCAAGTTGATGAGGAGTGCCACGAAACCAATGGAAGAAAGGGAGCAACGATAGAGCCACAACTACAACCCAAACCCACATTTATTGTTCAACGCGAGTTCCTGGAAATAGGTTTACCTTGACGAAATCCACCACTTTGTCATCTACGGTGTTGTCGGTGGTTTTGCAATATGCAGTCAAAAGATCAACCACCAGTTTTTTGACGCCGTTGGATTGCAAGAAACGAAACAAGATTGGCCGGATTAGCAGAAGCATTAGAAACCCGCATTTGCTGGGAGTCTAGTTCCTGTCTTGTATGCCTTCAAGGCGAGCCACGCTTCTTTCAACGTCACTAAGCCTGCCAAACAACTCAGCATGAAGAGCGGTCTGCTCTCGTCGTAGCAGATCGAGCTGAGAGCTTAAATTGTCTACAGCACTTGTGAGGCGCACCAACGAATCACGACCTTGCAGGCTTTCGCGGTTTGCAGACTTAACAGCAAGGGCACCTGCCCCCACACTTGCTCCGGCTATAGCAGCCCAAATTTCAACCACCATCCGACCAATAGCGTGTACTCATCATGGCAGATTCAGTCAACGAAGAAAACGAAAAGGACAAAGTTTCCATTTCTGACCTTGTTAAGTGCATGGTGTTGCTGTGGAGCGCCACGCTACTAACCGTTTCCTACTTGGGCGTTTTCCCCCAAATGAAAATGGATAACACCTTTGTCGCTTCACTGCTTACAGGATCAATGGCGTCATTCGGTATTGAGCGAAAGGCAAATGGCAATGGCAAGAAGAAAGAAGACCCTACAATCAAGGAAACAACTACGTCCAAACCAAAATGAGACGTTTTCTCTTTGTATCGTGCCTAACGTTTTTTGCGATAAGTCCGGCGTCGGCGGATATTACAAGCAAAATTCAATCATCGATTTCGCTAACAGTTGATGGAGCAGCATCCCAAGCAATTAGACAGCCGAGTTCTATGGCGGTGTCTGGCTCTAACGTCACTATGTCAACTGTGCCTAGTCTTGGCAATCTTACTCCAGGAACCGCTATTGGTTACACTCCTGGCGATTACAGTATTACCACTGCTGGTGATGCTTTTTCGTACAGCGAGAGTTATTCGGGCGGGGATAATACGCCAGCAGTTTTATCAACAACAGTCACCGCCGGAGTAGTTCCTGCGCTGCCAATTTTTGGGAGCACTGTGACTCAAGCGGGAGGAGTGGCTGCGACATTAGCCGGGACGCTTGCAACGGACGGGGCAATGGCAATCACGGCAGGCGGGGCAGGCACTGAGGCAGTTGCTCAACTGGTGTTGGAGCTAAGTATTAAGTGAGAATCTTGTTGTTGTTGCTTTTAGCTGCCCCGGCTCAAGCAATCCCAGTGGTGCCTTCATTCAGCTCAGGTACCTTGACCAGTACAACCCAAACTAAAACCAAAGTTGTTGAAGTCATCAATTCTTACGATTATCGCAGCGGTTGGGAGTACACCGTAACCGGAACAAATATTGCGCCTGTTGGCGGGGCAGTCTCTACAGCAGGTTTAACCACAACGACTAACAGTATTAACGGCGTTGCAAGTCGCTGGACAGGACTGGATCCGGCTACGAAACCTGTTTGGAATATCGTGACTCCAGGGGCTGCCTTTCAGATGACTGAAACAATTTCCGGACCAGGACTTACAAACCACACATTAATAAATAGAGAGACAGACGTAGAATCTTTAACTGAAACAACTTCTGTGTTTACGCAGTAATGAAGCGTGCTTTGGCGGTTCTTTTGTTTATTGCCGGGCCTGTAAATGCTCAGGTAAGTGGTACTGCAGCCCCCGTCGCAAATAGTTCCGGCTCAGTGACGAATATGGCCATTCAAAATGTACCTGGAAGGCAATTTACAAATACTTACGGATCAGGAATTAGCTGTCAAGGTACTACTTTAAACATCAGCCCTTTTGTTAATGGGCAAACAGGTTGGGCCAGCCCTTATGAGAAATACTACGATGAAAATGTGTACGATACTTTAGATTTAGTAGGAGCTTTTGACCCGGAAGGTAATCCTCAACCGGATGGCATTCCTGACAATCCCGGCAACATATTGTATAAAAAACCAATAAGAACTGGACAAAAGCAAAATACATCTATCAACGCCGGAATTACTGCCACAATTTCAATACCGCTTGATCGTCATCACGTTAGAACTTGCCGCAAAGCTGCAGAAAAGTCAGTGCAGATTATGGAAGCAACATTGGCCGACCGTAGATTAAATTACGAAATTGCGAGATTAAAAAATTGTTCAGAACTTATGAAACAAGGCGTAATTTTTCACCCTTCTAGCCCCTATGCGTCGATCTGTGCTGATGTTGTCTTAGTCAATCCACCAGGCGTTTTACCGCCCCACACGCATTCAATTCCTACTTCTTCAAAGAACGCTGAAACCGCCGACGCTGCCAGTCAGATTCAACAATAACTTTCTTTCCAAGCTTTTCTTTGATTTTCTTGATCGTCTTTTTGACGATGGGTTTAATCGCCTTCAGCAAAATGTCGCCTAATGGTTTAGCAAGGATGGCACTTGTAACGCCTATCGCGGCAACCCCCGCAGTCGTAAAAGCAGCAGGCGCAGAAGGAGCCCAAAGGCCGACAATCGTTGGGATGTCCAACGGGTCGAGCTGTGCTTTGCATTCTCCATTGATTCGCTCATACCCAATGATCACCGCAGTTTGTTGTTTATTTTTAGCGCCAATCGGCCTGAAATCTACTGGTGGACACGGCAATTCTGTGCCTACATTTGGAATGCCGGTTGGGATGGACACCGCCGGTAAAGGGGACCGAACCGGTTGTTTGGAGGCAGCCGGTTTTTCTTTTGGGTCAATGGCTGGCGGTTTAGTTCGCGTATAAGTCAGCGTGCCTGGAGTGAAATCGAGCGCATTAAACGAAGGCATTTCAGCTCCGTGACACAGAACCACATTCCCGCGAGGGTCGTTGTCGTATGCGCTTTTATTTCCAGGCTGCACTGATCTGGACTCAACGCATCCAGGAACGTCAGCAACGGGGAATCCATAACCAGGGACTGACGTTATCGGTGGTGTCGACGGGATGCTTTGCGGCGGAAGGCTCCGCCAGGCTTGTATTTCTTGAACGCCAATGGGTTTTACCCCAACTTGCCCAACCCCAATTTCTGGGATGTTTGGCACCTAATCAGAACGGCGACTTGACGCTGCTTGGGATTGGTAAGCCTGTGGATGACGGTAGCTCAGGCAGCGCAGCATCAATCTGACCTGGCACCATGTCAGCCACAACCTTGGTCAGCTCAAGCTTTAGCTCGCTCATGTAGTACTTCGTCAGCGATGGGATTCGCGTGTACAGCATTAACGAGCCAACAACCATCGCTCCAGACATCAAAAATGCTGTAGCGCCAAGCAGATTAAAAACCTTTTGCATGATCAGATTGCAAAGAAAAACCTCCCCTGCTGTGTGAGACCAGGGAAGGTTGCGGTTGCTCTGTTAAAGACTAGCTCAGAAGCTGTACTTCACGCCAATCTTGGATCCAACAGAAGGATCTTCGTCTGCAGTGATGAAGCTCAGCTCGCCATAAACGCCGAACTGGTCTGTTGCTTGAACGTTTCCGCCAATTTTGCCGGACAATTCAAACTCACCATCTTCGCCTTGGGGGGAAGAATAAGCTGGGCCGCCTTGCACGTAATAGCTGTAAACGTCCTGAGCGCCTTCAAAACCAACGTGGAAATCTGTGGTTGCGCCTAGATAATCGCCGCCTGAATAACCAGCGTTATTCTCGACGTTCACATAAGGGCCTGCCCAAGCAGCTGAACCAGCGAGAACACCAGAAACAGCTACTGCGAGTGCTTTGATCATTTGTAGAAGGAATTGAGTTTTCTGTAGGTACATTAACTGGGACAGTCAATGGACAGTTAGGAATCTGCTCCTTAATTCTCATCCGTTCCAGGGAACGTAGAGAAGTGTTTTTTGTGCAATCCGGTGTAAAGACCGCGTTGTGGATGTTCAGGGTTGTCCCGGCCTTCAAGCATATAGAGCATTGTTAACCACGTATTGCGATTATTCATCGCAGTCAAATCTTCAGCCCCTGGCTTGCAGGGGATCATTGGGTCGGGTCGTTGCATCAGGCTGACCAGGGCAAACCAGCACCTGTTGTTGGGGTGCGTTTTTCTGTGAGTTGATTGTCTAGAGCAGTTTGGATTTCAGTGACTTTTTCATCACCGCCAAGCGCAGCTTTTAGCCACTCAATGCAGTTCGCCTCTGTTACGCTGTCATACGCAATCATGGTTTTAGCGTCAGGCGCTTTAAGACCGACTGAGCCATACGCCCCACAGGAATAGGCACCATCTTCAGTCTGTGCTGAAACGGTGTAGTGGAGCGTTGAGATTACGCCGGTTTCAAGCAGTCTGTCGCATTGACCGACTTTCCAGGTGTAGGTGTTTGCCATTAAAAAGAAGCAATAGGGTCAGTGTAACTTCATAGCCCCGCGTTGCCACGGGGCGGGTTGCTGTTAGGCGATACCAGCATCAGATAGACGCTTTTCAAGGGTTTCGATACGCTCCATTGCTTCTTGAAGTGCTTTGACAGCTTTCATGTAAAGGACGGAGTAATTAACGGATTTAGTGACGGTGCCGAGATCCTCGCCCTCAGCATCGCGGTCAGGTGATTCACTAACAAGTCCAGGCGATACCGTTTCAACTTCTTGAGCGACAACACCGATTTGAGTGTGTGTTTGACCTTCAATAAAGTTGTAGTTACGAACCTGAATTGCTTTTAGATCGTTCCATTGAGAGTTGGCGTCAACAATATTTTCTTTTAACTTGGCGTCAGAGATTGCACCGTAGGAGTTGTTGGTGTTTTGAACGTTGCCGTTGGTAAAAACTTGAAAAGCAAGCGTACCAGTTCCAACGCTCCCTAACGTTCCCGAGTAACGACCCATACTGTATCTAGAACTTGTACCCGCAGACTGTGTTGTGCTTAGGTCTAACGAAGAAACAGTACTCTGCATAAAACAGACTCCACGACTCTCAATCCGCATCCGCTCGGTTGGTGATGACGCACCATCGGCAGTGGTCAAAAATACGAGGCGGCCAGGGTAGTCGTTAGTTCCACCAGCACCATCGGATTGACAAGTAATGTTTGCGTATTCACCTGCGGCGTTGTCGGTAAAAAATATCCTGCCGATGTTTGAGCCTGAAG